TTTCAGCTTTTAATTCTTCATTAGCTTTTGCTAATTCTTCTTTTTCAGCTTTTAATTCTTCATTAGCTTTTGCTAATTCTTTAATTTGTTTTCCTAATTCTTCTGCTTTATTTTCAGATTTATCAAACGGTTTAGCAACAACTTTTAGTTTTTCATCTAATATTGTATAACCTAATTTTAGATATTCATCTTTTTGAATATCTACTATTTTTACTTCTTTATTTCCTTTTACAGCTATCATTATTCATTCCTCCTATTGTTCTACATTGAATTTTATAGCATTTTTTCTTTGATTTAAAATAAATACATCTTCAAAAGACTCTTCATAGTATAAATATTTTCCTTTTGAGTGTGCTGATGGAGTTTCCATGCTAGCGAATGAGTAACTTACTGGTGTTAATACTGCAATTGGATGTATTAATAACATATTTATTTGTTTAGCTGTTTCTCCAACTTCCCAACCATTAGTGAAATCATATACTGTCTTCATTAAATCTTCTGGAACTGATACTATTTCAACTTCATCAATTCTTGATACATTTCTATTTAATATTGTAGAATTTCCATCTACACTTACATTTCTTACTATGTCTTTTGCATTTTTAATTAAAGTCTTAACTGCTGGAGTTACATATAAAATTCTACCTGTTTGTGGAACTCTTGCATTATCCATTGCTTCCATATAAGAATCAAATACAGTTAATATGTTATTAACTGTTAAAGCTGTATTATCGTCAGCTACTCCTTCTGCAACAGCATCAGTATGTATTTTTGAAATACAATAAGCATCCATTTCTGGGAACTTTTGTGTTTCGTTCATTACTTTTGTTGCATTTTGTATTGATAAAACCATATTAGTTTGATTTACATCTTGTGGATGTATTAATGTATCCCATTCTCTATGGTTAGCTAATTCTTTTACCTCCCAATCATTATCAACATTTCTTGAAAAACCTGTTATTGAGTCTCTGCTTCCATCTTTTCTTCCTTTAGTTGCGATTACTGGGATTTTAATTGTTTTTGCATCTACTACTTTATAGATTGAATTGTTTGGTGTTTGATATAATTTTCCAAAGTTTAATACATATGGAAAGTTTTGAGCTAATGCTCTTGAATATTGTTCAGCATAATTTACTACTGGCATTTTACATTCCTTCTTTCTTTTTTTATTTTTGATTTTCTACTGGATGTATTGGTGTAAATCCAAAATTAAATTCTGGTGTACTAGAACCGTTTGAATGTTCTCCACCTAAATTAATATCTGTATTTTGAGCACCATTATCATCTTCTTCAAACAAAAAAGAATACTTTTCTTTGACATCTTTGATTTGTTCATCAATGCCACTTACTGTGTATTCTCCTTTATCATTTTTTTCATATTTGATTTTATCTTTGTCTAATTTGCTATAAACTAGATCAAAGTCTTTTGCCCCTTTAATAGAGCTTTTTAATGCGTTAGTTTTCTTAAATTCTTCAACTTCTTTAGAACCTTCAGCTTTTCCTAAATCAAATTGTTCTTTTTTGATTTGTTCTATATCGACAGAACCTGCTTCCTTTATTTTTGTATTCAATTCTTCGATTAATCCTTCCTTAACTTTCAAATCATTTTTGACACTTTCTAATTTAGTTTTTTCAGTATTAACATCATTACCATTTTCAGTCATAATACTATCAATGATACTTTTCTTAACACTGTCCTCAGCATCTAAATCTTTGAATAAATTTTCTAAAAAACTTCTTTTCATAATATTTCTCCTCCTACGATTTTCTACGGGTTTTTCTTCCCTTGAATTTGATAATATTTGCTATTTTTAACGATGTATGCCCACCACTTCAATTTCTTTTATGCCTAATTGAAAAAAGGCAATAAAAAAAGAAGCTCGTCAGCTTCTCTATATATTAAAAACTTAATAACTATTTAATTATTTTTTCAATTTCTTCATGTTTTATAGTTTCTGTTTCATATTCAGGATATTCTCCAGAGTCATCTATTAAAATATCTGCTTCATACGCTTTTCCTTGTTCATATATTTCGACTATTGTCGCTTCTCTACCATCTTTTAATTTAACTACATCATACATTTTTATCTTCATTTTTCTTTTCCCTCCAACTTTTTGATGTTACATAAGCACTTGTTAATCTAGTTTCTTTTGTTTTATTATCAACTATCCATGCTGTCTTAACATTAGCTATTTTCTTATTTTCTCCAATTAATGTCATTAATATTTCGTATCTTTTTCCATAGCCTTGATCATCTTTTTCTACAGCATTGAATTTATTAATATTGTTTCTTATATTTTGTATTAATTTAGTATAATTGTTTAAATTATATCCCAATGCCAGTTCAAAAGCCTGTGCTTTATTTTTATCAGCACTTAAAGCATATTTTGTGAATTTTTCTTCTGGAATGATAGCTTTTTCATAATTAGGTAGTCTTATTATATCACTTTTTACTAGATTTGTCGAATTATAATTTGAAATTTTCACTCTATTATAACTTCTTTCTAATCCTGTCTTATTACAAAATTCTATATATTTTTTATTCAGTTGTGATAATTCAATTTTTTGTATTTCATTATCTTCTTTTGCTTTCTCTAATATTTGTACACTTCTTTTTGCTTTTCTTATTTCATTTTCTAATGCTCTTTGTTTTTGTGTTGCTTCATAATATGGTATTTCTTCCCCATTTAATTTGACTGTTGCCTCTTTCATTTGTTTTAATTCTTTATTAGTATATTGAGGTTCTGATACTCCTAATATTATTCCAAAATAACTATGTCTACAATTATATTCTTCCCATAAATGTTCAACATCTGACCATAAACCAACACCATACTTTGCAGCATCTTTTGGATTAATTGCAAATTGTTTTCCTTGTTCCTCTGCGTGTGTTGGCCTTGCTCCAGTATGAGCTGTTACTTCATAACCATTACATCCTAGATATTCTTCTATATCTCTATTTATATTATTTGCTGTTTCTTGTATTCCTGCCATAATATTTCTTCTTACAGCAACTTCTAATTGTACATCTCTACCTTTTTTATCTTTTAATGTTATTCCTTTTTTAGCTAATTGATTTACCGCTTCTTGTATAGCAGTATTATAATCAAATGCTCCTGTTGCAACTTTCATATAAGCCTCATCTATAGCATTAACATAAGCCTGTTGACTTTGAAATGCGATTGTACTAGTTAAATTCTTCAATGTTTTATTAGTTTGTTTTAATCCTTGATTTAATATTTTGTATTGAGTTTCGCTTAATTTAAACGGCTTATCTTTATAATTATACAAATCTTTATAACCGTTTAAATCTTCTTTAGCTACATCTTTAAATAATTGTTTCAATTCTTTTGTTACTTCTGTATTTAACATGGCTGTTTTTTCTAATGCTTCGTTAAATATTTCTTCTCCATTTGTCTGTAGTAAAACTTTCAATTGATTTTTTGTGGTTTCGGTTATGTAATTTCTTCTACTTACTCTTTTAATAATGTCAGCCATTATATCTATATTTAACTTATTATATAGCTCTACAACATCATTAAATTCTATTAAATTCAAATAGTCTGGTGTTAACATCTATAACACCTCTATTCTTCAATATTTTCTATTTCTTCATTTTCTATCATTGCTTTCGCTGTTTTTTCATCTTCTCCAAAGAATTTTACTCTATATTCCCAAGCTTGTCTTATTCCTTGTGCTATATCTTGCCTAAATTCTTTTTTGGCTGTTTCTGTATCAACCATAAATCCATCTTTATCTGTTACTTTAACAATACAATTTTCTGTAACATCTTGTTTGAATAGTATTCTTCCAATTAATAAAACAGCTTTTGCTATTCCCGAAATAAATTCATCTACATTTTTACGATGTTTATTAGCATTTGTTATTAAATCTTGTCTATCTCCAACATATTGAGTTGCTGTTATTACATTTCCTCTACCACTATCAAATTTGTAGTATCCTGTTCCCAATCCGCCTTTAAAAGCGAATACATTTAAGGCAAATTGTATTCCTGCTGTGTCTTCTTCAACTCTCAACTCTGGATTATATTCTTTTATAGCAGGTTCTTGTTTCAAGTTTGTCATTTCATCGCCATAAGTTTTCCATTGTTGTTTTGTTAGATCATCTGGATATATAGGAACTTGTATTTCTTTTCCATTTTTATCCGTTCTTGTTTCTGTTTTAACTATCTTTTTGTTGTAAAATACTTTCTTACCACCTAAATAGAAATCCATTACAAAGTTATGATATGTAATATCACATGCTTGAAGTTGTGGAATAGCTGTTCCATATACACTAAAACCTAATCCGTTTATTATATTATAATTTTCGTTAATTGGATTAGCTATTGCAGGTTTCATAATACTAAATAATGGCACATTTGAATTTATTGTATATTCTTTTGCTATATTATCTTTTACGATTTCGTTTCCTTCTTCATCTAAATAAGTGTTCGAAATAGTATATACTTCTTCTTCATTCTTATAATCTAATTTATGTATTTCTATATAATACTCTTTCTTATCTTTTTTGATATTTTCACTTACTATTGCTACATCTATTATTTCTCCATGTTCTACTCTTAATGGAATGATTTGACTTGCTGACACGTAAATAATATCTGTTTTTGTTCTTTTATCTGCAAATAATCTGCCTTGATTATCTACTTTGGCATGTTTTATTCTTATAATTGCTCCTGCTGTTCCTGTTGCCATTGCTTTTTCTATTGCTGTCGGTAAATCTTTATATACTTTTAATAATTTGAATTGTTTTGATAAATATTCATTATTTCTCTTTGTTTGTTTCTGCGTATTTGCCTCCGTTGTTATTTCATCTCTTTCAGTAAACAATATACTTGCCCAATCTTCTGCCATACGTTTTGCCATTCCTAAAGTATACATCGTTCTTTCAGTTCCATCTTCATCATGGTATTTATGGAAGTCTACTTCATTTCTCCACCAAGATTCCCATATATCTATCCATTTGTAATAGCTAGTTGATACATTGTCATAGCCTTGTTTTTTTAAATATTTTAAAACTACTTCATTCATTTTATGCAACCTTTCCTAAATAGTAAGATATTTCATTAAACCAATATTCAATTGAATAATTAAAACTATCTAAACTATCTATATCTGATGTTTCTCCATCATCTATCCATCTATCATCTTTTGCTTTATCATCATAAAGTGCTGTTTGTAATGCTTCTATTAATGTTTGTGTTTGTCCATCTATGAAAGATAAACTATCTAGATTAAGTAATCTGTTCCATAATTCAATTCTGTTTTTTATTTCTATCTTTAAACTGTCTTGAACTATTAAATCAATGCCATTTTGTTTTAATTCTCCATTTAAAGAATTATTTAAAACTTGTTCAGCACTATCACAAAAAATAAAAGATACAGTTCCGTATTTGTCCTGTATCTCTTTTATAAAATTTATTATCCATCTAAATATCTGCTTTGTATTTGTTCCTGTTGCTTTCATAGTATCAGATTTTAGTACTTGTATTTTTGAATAGCCTCTGCTTATTTTTGTTGCTGTTATACTGTGTTTTGATTTATTTCCTCCCCAGTCAATTCCTATACTTATAAAAGAATTAAACTGTATTTCTTTTGTTACATATCGTTTATAATCATTTGCTATTTGTTGGAATATTAACCCTTCTGCATTACACCATTGTCCTAATATGTATCTGTTGTAATATACTGTTCCTTGATATTCTTTGCATAACTCTTCTACATACTTTTTAGGAAGAAACGGATTATCAAATATCGTATAATGTTGAACATAAATATCTGCATTACTTTCTAGAAATTTTTTTATATAATGTGTTCTACTTTGAGGGTTTCCACTTGCGTCACAACAACTATATTCAAAACTTAATCTTGACTTTAATAATTCAAATACCTCTTGATTAATATCAACAATTTCATCAATGTATAAGTACTTGATTCTGGGTCCTCTAAATCTTCGAACCATTCCTATATTATCAGCACCAATACAATATACTTTCTGTCCAAACATCATAGCTGTATTGTCGCTTCCTATATCACTTACTAATTTTCCCCATAACTCTTGCAATGGCTCTATAACATTTCTTTGTATAGTTCCCTTTGACACTCCAGTAATAAAAACAAGACCAGGTTTACCTAGCCTTTCGATAATCCTATCTGGAATTATATCTAAAGTATCAATAAATGTTTTTCCACATTGTGTTGCTCCTATTTTTATATTCCATCTATGATTTGCTTCTCTGATATATTCAGCTTGTTTGTGGCTTATTTCAACTTCGTCTATCATTATTAGCCACCTCTTTTATTTTTACTAATATTTCTTTTGCATTGTCTAAATCTTTTTCACTATTTCCTTGTTTATCTGTTAGTATATCGTTTAAATCTTTTAATGCAGATGCTAACATCTTTAATCCTTGTCTATCTATTATACCGTCCATTGTTTCTATGATTTCATTTTCTTCTGTTTTTTCTTCTTTAGGTTTCATAGATCTATAATCATATTTAACTGTTTTCGTTTTTTTCTTATTTTTAACAATATAGGTTTGTAGCTGATTGTTAGCTTTTATTACATTAAGTGCTAAATCATTTGCAATTGTTTTTAAATCTACAATTTGTTGTGCCTCTTTTTCAGATTGTTTTTCTGTCACTTTTTCAATTATTTTTGTTACTTTTTTGTTGTCATGTTGTGACTTTTTTTCTTTCCAGCCCTTTGTTGCTCTTCTTATATAAGCATTGTTATCTATACCTTTATCCTTTAAAAAAGCACTTACTGTTCTGTAGTCGCTTAATATATAATCTTTTTCTAATTGTTTCCAGTTATATTTAGCCATATAAAACACCTACTTGTCTTCTTTGGCTTTTACCTCTTTGCCTTCTTCTACAAATCCTTTTGCTTGTAATTCTTTATATCTTTTATTCTCAGCCTTGAATTTCTTGCCTACTGTATATTTCTTTAAATTGTTTTCCTTGTCATTAAAATCTTTAATTACTTTCCCTTCTAACATTTATTTTTCCTCCTTAAAATATCTATTTATAATCTCGTGAATAATATCATAAGAATTTGATACTATATCAGCTACATCTTCCTCTGTATAAGATTTATCACAATGAGTTATAAAACTGTCTATATAACAATGTGCTAATTCATGAATTAATGTTGCTTTCTTTCTATCTTGCGGTAAGTCTTCATCTATGTATATTTTCTGTATATCTGTGTATGTAATTCCATAATATCTAGTATCAATGCTTTTTAAATTTTCTTCTTCATTAGCTCTTCTTATGTTTTGCATATTCTTTATGCTACTTTGTGATGTTTCTGTTATGGTCCATTCTCTATTATTAATTTTAAATTTCATCTTACCACTCCGTTTAAAAAGTTTTTTCCTATTTCATCTATACTTTTTCCATTTTTATATTCTTCTAAGAGAAGTTCTGGATGATATCTGTTCATAAATTCAGCATTAATGCATTGGTTTGATTTTATATATCCTAAATGCCATAATTTTTGTATAAAACTCCATATTTCTTCAGAGATAGGTGTTCCACCTTCGTGTCCATTTTTCCAAATTACTTCTTTCATATTAACCCTCCGATTAAATATTTACTTATTAATTTATTAGTGTTATAATTCCTCCTTGGAGGTGTTTCTATGAATAAAATCGGTACTATAACTGTAGATGTTTATAAAGAAGATTGCATAACATCTTTTGATATTAAATCAGATAATGAAGATGTATTACCTATACAATATGTAATAGAAGATGTTTTAAAACTTTATTAGACTGATTATTTTCAGTCTTTTTATTTTTAAAACATTCATTGTAATGTCTACATTGCTCACACTTATATTTCATGCAATTAGCATAATTAATCTTCTCGTTCATAGTGATCACACTTTGTTACTATAATATCGCCTTGCTTATATATTTTTATTTC